ACACCAGTTCCGGATGTTATGATTAAATCCCTGCCAAACCAAACAAACTCAGCTGCTCGTAACCAGGTTCTTCCTTCCTGGCTTCGACTGCCTTCTTGGCAGGTTCCTTGCTTTCTTTCTTAGCTGCAGGCTTCTTGACCTTCGGCTCTGACGGATCGTATAACTCCTCGATCAGCTCTCCGGTCTGCTCCGCCCACCATTCAGCGAATACGGTTCTGTGGCACCAGTCTCCTGGAACTCTCACATCTTCGTAGCAGAGAAGCACAAGTTCTTTCCCTTCTGCCCTTGCCTCCGCATCCATCTTCTCGACCATATCGATGATTCTGTCTGTGCCGATGCCTTCCAATTTCTCGTAATATGCAGGCTTGAATCTGTCAAGCTCCATATTCAGCATATAGCCTTTCGGTGCCAGCGAGTAACACTGCTTTCTCAGCGTGTACCCCAGCGGAAACTTCGGTGTTCCGATGCTTATTCCTACCGGGTAATACTTACCACTCTGTAACTCCTTATTGCTATACCTGCTAATCCAAATTGCCATCTCAATCACTCCTTTTATGCTGGTTGTTTATAGTTTAATTATACTATACAGACCTGCCTAAGTACACTGAAATAGCCTTATTTAACCGATTGTTCATATTTCCTCTTCGGCTAACTGGCAGGGATTTCGCCCTGCCGTGCCTGCCGTTGGGAAGAAATACAACTGGCTATTTTTAGGGGTGACATTTGGGTTATCGGCTAATTAGCATATTACCACTTGGTAATTCTTTATGCAACCTACTCATTTTCTACCAGGTTGTTTTACAGCCACAGGGAGCGTTTAGAAATCCGCACCCAGTAAGTAAATAGCCACAATGCCACAAGCTATTCCTATGTCCTTGTAGACAGTCTTATCGCTTATGTTTTCTACTTCCGAAATCTCCTGTACTGTGTAAGGTTTTTCGTCCAGGTACATCATGCTTAACTCTCTGTAACGACGCTTCGCCTCTTCGCTTCCGCTCTTTTCGCACTCCTCACGGTACATTTCAGTCGCTTTTTCTATCCGGAACACGCAGTATAAATCCTCTTCACGCTTGCGCTCCGTATCTTTGATTGTCCTCTCGGACTTTCCTGCTATCTCTCTTGTGTTCCCCATAAGGTCCTCAATGAACTTCCATCTCAGTTCTGCCTGCTCCTCCGGAGTGAACTGCTCTCCATCCGATAACGTTGCCTTAATTCTTCTGTACGAGCTGAGCAGCTTCTTTGTCTTTCTGACTTTGCTATCTTCCTTCTTTCTCCTACGCTCTTCCTTCTTCTGCTCTTCCTTGTATGCCCTTACACCTTCCTTGGCACCGATAGCCGCTATTTGGTTGATCTGTTCCTGCGTTAGGGGGAAGATTGCTTCGCCCTTTGCCTTCTCCTTATTCTCCGTTGCCATAATGTCGCCTCCTTGACTTTTCTCGCATTTGCGAGTATAATATTCTCAGTCACGAGTCGTTCCTGTCAAAGGGGCGGCTTTTCTTTTTCTCAACGGTTTCTTGCCTTGCAGGTGGCAAAGTGTGATATGTAGCCAAAGCCTTCTGCGCTCTCGGATGATACCTTATCAGCACATACGACCTCGCCTTCCGGCGTTACTATCTTTTCCTTTGCCTTTGCTCCCGCTCCTGGCCTGCGGTAGCTGATCATCGTAGGGTCTACCGGCATATTCTTTCCAGCCTTTGTTTTAACCCACATAATCTGACACCCGCAGTTCCTGCAAGTCCCGAACGGATTGTAGGACCTCATGGGGTTTTATCACTCCTTTCTTATTAATCGCCAAATGCGTATTCTAGCAAGCCGAGCCTTCCGTTTGGAAACATTATTATCGGCTGCATCACTTCAATAGTTCCATCTCCATTCACTGTTACTGGACCGGCAACGATATTCAACCCGGTTTCTTCCGAGAGCACATTTGCAATATGATCTATGCGAGCATTTATGTCGTATATTGCTGCATCTGTCACTGGATGCCCGATATACTTTTCTCCACACTCTCTAATCGCTTTTGCATATTCTTCATAAATGTGCTCTTTTTCTTGATTCCTGCTCTTACGCATTTCTTTACCATCCATGCTTCGGCCCTACCTTGTACTCGTTATATCTCGGTGCTGTCATTCTTTCCCACGGTGCTTGAATATGTACGTTCCCCATGGCTTCAACCTGCGGACAGTCGCCTTCTATTCTGAGTTCGCTAATATACTTTTTGTATATTATCTCTCCGCTGCCATCTTCTTTGATGTATTGAACGGTATCGTCGTTGATGATTATGTCTCCGATAAATTTTTTCTCGCATCCGTCTATAGTTCTTAAATATACCTCTACCAACTTTTCACCCCCCGCTCAATTTTCTTCAATTCCTCAATGCTGATGATTCTGCAGTCCGGGAGCATTATATGCACGTCTCCCAGGTTGACTGCGGTACCCTCAATTCTCATTTTTGGATAGCTCACCAGCACCGAGCATTCCTGCGCTATTCTGTGTGCGTTGTCCGAGATAACCTTCCTGACTCTCTTCTGATCTGCCACTGAGGTTCGCTTACCGTTGACCGGTATCTTCCGGAACTCAGTCTGCATCTCAGTCTCTCCTTTGTATATCCGCTCATACACGTATAAGAAACCTCTTGCCATATCACTTATCCTTTCTCTTCGTTCGCTACAATCTGCGCCTTTTCTCCGGTATCTTTAATTTCAAGCATCACACCAGGCTTCAAGTATGCTATTGCTACCGGATGCCCGAAGAAATCCTTTGCAGCTCTTCTCAGCTTTTTCTCATACTTTGCCATCTTCTTTGCAGCGTGCGCTCTTACCCATTCTCTCGCAAATTTCATCTGCTCCATATCGCTCTCCGGTGTATTCATTCTACCTCCTTACTTTCTGTTCGGTTTCTTAATCCTCTCAATCTCTTGCAGAGAAGGCTTGCCTACGCACTTCTCCATGCCGGCCGCCAGCTCCTTTGCTCCTGGGTTATTCTTCTCAACTTCATCCGCCAGGTGGCGCAGGACTAAAACTATCAGTCCCGCGTCATTCTTAGCGTATGGAGATATGCTGTCGATAACCCTCTCTGAGTAATACTGCAGACCGTGGCTCACCAGGTTCATTGCCTGCTTGGTCTTGCCCTTTGCAATCAGCTCATTGCCTCTGTCTACATAACTGCTCACTCTTGGTTTCATCAGTCCCATATCTACTCCTCCGGATCTTCGTAATCGTAACCTTCTGTGTCTGCATCACCCAGGATGTCGTCGGTAATATCCTCCGGCTCTTCCTCGTTAGGTTCCTCGGCCGGTGTGTCTCCCAGCTCTTCGCCATTCTCTTCTGCCTGTGTTTCTTCCTCTGCAGGCTGGGTGTCTGTTTCCTCAGTGTCCGCAGGCTTCTCTTCATCTGCCGGTCCAGGTAACGCCGGTCTCACATCTGCGTCGATGTATGTACCGTCGATAATATCCTCGCTTCCTTCACCTTCCTGCTTCTGACCTTGCATGAAGTCTGAATCAAAAATCGTTCTCTGCTGGGTGTTTGCAATCGGCTGTAATACATAACATCCGGTCTCTTCATCCATAACCATCTCCATCTTGTTGTTGAGATTTCCGCCTTTCTCGTCGGTAATCTTTACTGCAGATGTGACCTTGTGCTTGAACTGAGGCTTGCTAATCTCCCTGGACTCTCCCTTGATATTCGGGTCGTAGTTCGGGATAAATTCCTTCACCATGGTAACGTCAATCTTAATTGTCATACTTCCTTCGTTGGACTGCTTCTCAATCATGTTTCCAAGAAGTCTCTGCAGAACAAAATTCATATCGTGCTTCATATTCTCGAAGGTATTGCTGTCGAAATCCAATTTCTTGTCAAAATCATTCATCACTTACTCTCCTTTGCAATCTTGCCGTATTTGATATTGTTCTCATTCATAAAAGCAATCAGCTGGCCCAACTGCTCCTTAGTTCCGTCTGCAAAGAAACGTACTCTATACTTCTTTTCCTGCTTAGGTTCTTCCTTCGGAGCGAACGGATCAACTGCCTGCTCTGTCGGTGCCGCCTGCGCCTCTCTAGCTATTGCCTGGGAAAATGCCGATCTCTCAATGGACCCGATTACCTTACCAATTTCGGACTGAGGTTCTGTCTGTTCGACTTCTGCGGCGGCTTCCTGTGCTTTCTTAGCTTCTGCCGCTTTACGCTCCGCTTCTTCTGCCTCACGCTTTGCCTGCTCCTCAGCTTCCTTCTGCTTGTGGATTTCTTCCTGGCGTTTTCTCTCTGCCTCTTCCTCAGCCTTACGGCGCTTGTCCGCTTCCAGTTTTTCTTCCAGGTCTGCCAGCCTCTTGTTCTCTGCCAGGGCCTTGCTGAGGTCCAGGGTCTTGATATACACATCCTTCGCATTCAGCTTATACTTACTATCCAGGCTGTCGATAGTCTCCAAATCTGTCTTAACCGTGTCGATCTTGTCCACGATTTCCTTCTGTGCGGTTGCCAGCTTATATGTCTGATTAAGGTAGCGACTGTCGAAAATCTTTTCAAACGGCAATACCTCGGCCAAATCTCCGATATTTTCATCGTAGGTAGCCTTGATAGCCGCTTTCTTTTCTTCCTTCTGTTTCTCCTCGAACGCCTTTACCTGCTGGTCGATCAGCGCAACCGGCTCATTGATAAGTGCCGTGATTTCCTTTAGCTCTGCCTCGAACACTGCATAAGGCTCATTGATGATGTTCTTTACCTGCTTTCTTCTCTCCTCAATAGCCTTAATGAGCTTGTTCAGCTCTGCCCTGTCATTCTTCGCCGCCTTAATGTTTTCCTCTGTGTAAACCACATTCTCGTAACCAGCAATCTTGGCTCTTACTGCAGCCTCCAACTCTTCCTTGTTCCACTGAATGCGTCTGAGGAAGCCATCCTCTGTCGGGTTAATCAGTCTGAACTCCATTTTTCCTGCCGGTACTACCGCTGTCTCGACAACTTCTGCTTCCACTGTTTCATCTTTCTTTCTTCCTGCCATTGTCTACCTCCTAAATTTGATCCGGTCCTATGACCTTTATCATCACATCAACCCTCGGCGTTTCTGAGTAAAACTTCCTTACCTGTGCGTCCACAACCGCCGAATCGTCGTGGTACGCTACCAGGTTTAGACTGTCACAAACAATCTTGCCGATGTTGTCCCAGTCCGGCTTCTTGGTTGGTCTGATCCTGTGTTCCAACATTTCCCTGCGCTTCTTTTTGCTGGTGGACTTCGGAATTTCGTAATATGCAATTATCCTAACGTCCAGCATTGCCCCTTCCGGAAACATCTTTCCTTTGGCTGCTTCGTTATAAAATAGCTTCACCAGGTTTTCATAACTGGTGGTCTCTTTCGGGGTGTACGTCTTGACATAGATCGGAAGAGCGTCGTGTAG